GCCGTGGGTGGCGTCAACAGCCTCACCCTGTCGTTCTTCAGCCTGTGGCGTGCGCTTCTGGCCCTGACGATCATCCGCCAGGTCTGGCGCGAGATCACCGCGGCGATCGACGCCTGGACCTCCATGTCCAACAAGCTGCGCCAGGTGTCAACCGACAGCGAGAACCTCCGCGCGAGCCAGGAGGCTGTCTACCAGTCCGCGCAGAAGACCCGCTCGGGCATGGAAGAAATCGCGACCCTTTACTCGCGCACTGCAGCAGCGACCAAGACCCTGGGCCTGTCACAGCGTGAGGTCATGGACATCACCGAAACCGTGGCCATGGCCATGAAGCTGAATGGTGGGTCCGTGCAGGAAAGCGCGAACGCCATGCGCCAGCTGTCGCAGGCCTTCAACAAGGGCAAGCTTGATGGTGACGAGTTCCGTTCCATCATGGAAAACGCACCTGCCCTGCAGCGCACGTTCACGCAGGCTCTTGGAGTTACCACGGCCGAGCTGATGCGCATGAGCCGCACTGGCGAGCTGACGCTGCCCAAGCTGATCGACGCCCTGCAGAAGGGTGGTCCGGCTGTCCGTGCGGCGTTCGGTGACACCCTGCCTCTCATCGCTGAAGGCTTCACCTACCTCGGCAACGCGGTCACGCGGTTCCTTGGCCAGCTGAACGAAGCGACTGGCTTCTCGCTCGGCTTCTACAACGTGATGAAGTTCCTCGGCGACAACCTCGGCGTGATCGGCGTGGCCCTCGCGTTCATCGGCACGGCCGTGCTGATGGCCTTTGGGCCCACGGCCATCGCGGCCCTGGTCTCCTTCGGCGCGGCCCTCGGCCTGGCCACCGGTGGCCTCTCGCTCATCGTGCCCCTGCTTGCGGCTGTTGTAGCCGCGATCTACGCCTGGGGCGATGCGTGGAAGGTCACCGCCGACGGGGTGACCGTCCTCGACTACATCAGGGCCGCGCTCCAGATCACGGGCGAGTACGTCGGCGTGGTCGTCAAGTTCATCAGCGACGCCTTCGGTGTGGCCTGGAACTTTGTCGTGAGCACGTGGGGCGTGATCGCGTCCTTCTTCGGCGACAACTTTGGCACCGTCATGAGCTCCGCCCAGTCGGCGATCGGCACGATCGTGGGTGTCTGGGTCGGCGGCTACTACGCCATCGTCGAGGCCTTCAACGTCATGCCTGCGGCGCTGCTCGCCATCTTCCAGCTCGCCATGAACGGGGCCATCCAGGTCGTGCAGGACGGCCTGAACGGCATCCTCGGGGCCATCAACGGGGTGCTCGACGCCCTGTCGATCCCGATGATCCCGACCGTGGACCTCTCGTCCTGGAAGTCTGAGATCGAGGCGGGCTCCCTCGACGTCGGCGCCAAGGTCGGCGCCGCCTTCAACCGCGGCATGGCCGACGGGCGCGCCGGCGTCGACGGCCTCGTGGACGCCGCCACCGGGGCCATCGACCGGCTGACGGAGCGCGCCCGCGCCATCAGCGAGGCCCGCCGCGCCGCCGAGGCGAACACCCCCGGCCTCTCGACCGCGCCCGGCACGAACACCTATAAGGCCCCTATCGAGGATGACGGGTCAATCGACAAGCTGCAGAACAAGCTCAATGCTCTGCTCCGCACGCTCGACCCCATCACGGGAGCTCAGGAGAAGTTGCGTCAGGGCACCGAGACGCTGAACAATGCCTATGCCGCTGGTCTCATCACTATGGATCGTCGTGATGACCTATTGCAGCGATTGAAGGAACACCTGCGCGACCAGCTTGATCCGCTGGGCAAGATCAACCGCGACATGGAACAGGAGGCTCGTCTCCTGCGCCTTGGCAACGACGAGCGCGAAATCCAGAAGAAGCTGCTGGAGGACCTCGAGAAGCTGCGCAAGGCGGGCGTCGACCTGTCGCCCCTGGAGCAGCAGCAGCTCGAGGCCAACATCCGCTCCCTGGAGACGCTCAAGAAGCAGTCACAGTTGTTAGGGGATATTCTGTCGCGGGTCTTCAAGGGCGCAGAGGACGCGTTCATCCAGTTCATCGAGACGGGCAAGGTCAACTTCTCCAGTCTCATCAATTCGATGATCTCCGACCTCGCCCGGCTGGCATTCCAGAGCTTTGTGACCACGCCCCTAATGGGCCTACTACAGGAGGGACTCGGAACTCTGCTTTCAGGTCTTGGTCTTGGCTCGTACGCCACTGGGACGAGCTTCATGGTGGGCGGTAACGGGGGTGTCGACAGCCAGCTCGTAGCGTTCAGGGCCTCACCCAATGAGCGCGTGACGGTCGAGCGTAATGGGGGCTCGGCCACGTCCGGCGGATCTAATGGGGGCTCGGCCTCAGGCGGGTCAGGCGGATCGGGCGGTGGCTCCGACCGTCGCGTCATAGTGCATAATTACGGTGCGGAGGTCACGCAGGAGCCTGCGGACGACGGGTCTGAAGACCTCATCCTGAAGGTCCGGGCGACCGTGCGTCAGGAGCTCGGGTCCGGGCGGTCAAACTCCGTCATGCAGCGCACCTTCGGCGTGTCGCCCCGCATAAAGTCGAGGTAACGTAACAATGGCTGCTCAGCCCTGGCCCCCCTCCCTGCCGAACCAGTTCGAACGGAACGGCTTCAACTATCTGCCGCTGAGCGGTGCCATAGCCGACGAGGCAGAGACAGGCAGTCCCATGTACCGCGGTCGCTTCACCGGGCTCATGATGGTCATAACAGGGAACATAATCCTGACCATGACCGAGATGAACACACTCATGGCGTTCTGGAGGACAGACCTCAAGCAGGGCGTGCTCAGGTTCGTCGGGCTCGTCGACCCCATATTCAACGACATCCCAGTCTTCGCCTTCCACCCGACACAGCTCGCACCGGTCCTGACGCCACTCGGAGGCGGCAACTGGTCCGTCCAGCTCAAGCTCATAAGGATGCCATGACGTGGCAACACAAGCAGATAGGGAGGCCATCTCCCAGAACTCGCCGGACGTCTGGATTGTGCTGCTGGAGCTCGCGCACGCGAGCATGCCTACGCCCATCCGCATCACGTCGGACAATGTGGACACCGTGCACCTGGGCGACACGTATCAGGTGTTCCCCTTCTACCTCGCCTTGCCGAACGACGACGACCAGGTGCCAACCACACAGTTGACCATCTCTAACGTGTCCCGCGAGATAGGCCGCGCGGTGGAGGGCATTGCGACGAGCCCCAACGTCACGATTACGCTCGTCCTGGCGTCTGACCCCGACACCGTGGTCCTGCAGTTCACGGGTTTCGAGTTCACCGACATCTCCTGGGATGCCATGAGCATGACTGGCACGCTGTCCCAGCGCGTATATTGGGACGAGCCCTACCCCAAGCAGCGGTCAACCCCGAGCCTGTTCCCAGGACTCTTCCAATGACTGAGCACTGGACAGCGAAGTACATGCAGGTCCCCTACACGTCTGGGGGTCGCAGCTGGACGGACGGCCTAGACTGCTGGGGACTGGTCCTCGAGGCCTTCCGGCGCGAGCTCGGTCAGGAACTGGGCGACTACTCGGGCCTGTCACTCGACACGAGACGCCTCGCGACCGTCCGGGCCATAGTGCGCGGGCTTAGGCCTCCGGAGTGGACGCCCGTCGATGTAGAGACGAGCAGGCCCTTCGACGTGTGCTTCCTTGTGCCCAAGGGCAAGGTCTCGGTTATAACCCACATGGCCCTTGTGGCCGGGCGGGACAGGCTCCTGCACACGCTCGAGGGCATAGGCCCACATGTCCAGACCTGGCGGGATATTGGTGTGTCGTTCCGCATACACGGGGTATATAGACACGGAAGCCAGCAGTGAGGCATCTTTTCCATGATTATCGCAGAGTACCGTCGGACGGTGGCCTCGGACCCAGTCACGCTGGCATGGGATCGGCCGCTCACGATCGCGGACATCGTCGACGCGCTGCCTGATGCCGAGGTCGTGCGTAGATACGGTGTCGTGTACATCGACTCGGGAGAGGTCGACCGCGCGCTGTGGTCCCTCGTATCGCCGAAGGACGGTCATGGCGTGTTCATAGCCATACCGCCCCAAGGCGGGGGCAACGGCAAGAACATCTTCGCCCTGATAGCGACGCTCGCGCTCATGGCCATCGCCACATTCATCTCGGGCGGGGGCCTCGCGCTGCTCGCCCCTTCCCTCGCAACGACCTTCGGCACCGGCACGTTCGGGGCGACCGTCGCGGCGGCCCTCACGGTCACCGCAGGTGGGCTAGCCATCGGGCTGCTGACGTCGGTGGCCCAGCCGAAGTCCAGTTCGCCGGGCACGGTGACGCTCGGCACCGCGGGCATCTCGCAGAACGCCATGGAGCCGTTCAAGACCATCCCCAAGCCGCTCGGCACCATCCGCGTGTCGCCGCCGCTGCTCGCCTGCCCGTTCGTCGAGACGATCGGCAAGGACCAGTACATCAACCTCATCTGCGGCGTGGTCGGCCCCCAGCATATATCCGACATCCTCATCAACGGGGTGCCGATCGATGACGTGCAAGGAGTCTCCTACGAGACACGTGAGGGCTGGGCATCTGACACGCCGCTCACGCTCGTGCAGACCACGGGCATGCAGGAGAACGTCAACACCCGGTTCAAGGGCCACAACGTCCAGGAGGACGGTAAGTCGCTTATGGTGCCGTACTCGGGGTCGTACCCCTCACCGCAGACCGTCCGCACGGCGTCGAGGCCGACGAGCGCTCAGGTCATGCTGGCCCTCGACGGAGGGCTCACTACTACGGGCGGAGCTGCGGCGGTCACCTCGCTGCGCGTGCGCATCCGGCCGGACGATAGAGTGAGTTCCTGGATCAACCTGCCGGAGGTCCTGCTCGGCGGCGCGTACCTATCCTCGCAGAGACTGGCCCTGTGGTTTCACTTCCGCACCCAGACGTCAATCGATCAGGCGTCCAGGGACGCTTCGTCCATAGTGAAGGCCACGTACGGTGCAAACTCCGAGTGGACGGCGGACTCGTACTTCAACAC